GAAAAACCAACCACTTTGGAGTATTTAGCTCACATACAGGCTGCTATCAAAGCAGGCAAAAAGAATATACCATCAATACCTGCATTGGACACTGATGTCCATTATGTAGATGCCAATGATTACTACAAAACAATGTCATTTACTAAAGATGATCTCACCCCTATTAACACCAATGTTATTCAACGATCTGGAGAAAAAATGGACTATTACAAAAAAGTATTCAAGAGCATATTAACTTATGTTGATTTGAATAAAGCCATGATTGATCGTTCGAAGAGATCAGCTGTAGTAATGTCTGGATATGAAGTGACCGATTGCACGAAAACTGTCGTAGAATATGAATTCTGATCTAAAGATCCATTGAACATAATTCACGCTGTATTTAATCGACAATTGGGAGCCAGAACTCAAATAGACCCTAGTTATCTAAAGGAGTTTTCGAAATTAACTTCTCGATTCTTCTCATTTATGCAAGATAATATGGATGCAAGTCTATTGCCAGATATGACACTCGCTGAGATGTTAGACTCTAAACATTTTTCAGACGGTAAAACAAGCAAATATTCAAAGACCCTATTGAAACAGACTAGTGGAGAAATCAAATCTTATATTGGAAGCTTCAACACCATGACCAAATCAGGAGAAGTCCAATTAGCTACAGATTTACACTACGATGACAATGGAAGACTGATTACAGACGATGCAAAGCCACGTCTAATTTCAGTACCTGATGATGTAACTTGAGGAACTCTGACTCTCATTCAATCCTTCTTTTGGGCTATGATTAAATCAGCATGACCAGGCTTTGTTCAAGCTTATACCAAAGATGATTTAATGTCCTTGTTGAGAAGTAAAGTCAAAACAAGTTGGAAGGCTGTCTGTATAGACGGTTCTGCATTTGATTCTACTCAATATAAAGAGATTATGAAAGCAGTCGACCATAAATTTTGGTCCTTACCTAAAATAAAACAAGCTATATCAAAAGTATTAGTAAAGAGTGATTTTGTCGATCCAGCAGAAGCTGCATCTAAGCTGATTAAGTCAGCTATTCGAACTGATCATCTAATGTTCGTCAATATTCCGGGAATCAATGGTCCAAAGTTTACCCCTGGGATAATGAAGGAATTCAATCGATCTATAAAAATCAAGAAAACCAAAAATGAAATTGAATATGATTGGGTTTGAATACCAATAACAGGAACAACATTCTCAGGTCATCCTACAGAGACCACCTTAGGTAACACATTTAGATCTTTAACTATGTTCTATATGTATCTTCAGTTAGTCGGAATTGAAGATGCTTGGAATTCAGATGAGTGATTTGTGATTGCTTCAGGTGATGATGTTGTGTGTTGGTTAGACGAAGATAAAGCAGAAGAGTTGTTGAAGGTAATTTCTACCTATACTCTTCCTGACAAGCGACTAGACACTCCTTGTGGCTTGGGCCAAGTAGTTAAATCTACATCTGTGCGCCCATACTACGATATTGACTTCTGTTCCAAGTGGTTCTTTAATTCTAATCCTGAATCTTTAGACTCTTGGACGTGCTATCGAGACATGTCAAAGGTATTATTGACTAGGATGTATTACACCAAGAAAAATGTGGATATTTCTAGATATCCTGTACTCCAT